TTAATCATTAAAACACCGTGTTAAGGAGACACGTAGGGTATCCAGTCCCTGGTTAAGGTTTGTTACACAAAGATTGCCGGGTGAAATTCCCGGCATACGGGTAGTGGTGTAAGGTAACACAACGGAGTTTTTCAGCGTTTCTCCGGTGATACGGGGTTCGATCCCCGAATGCCCACGATTTCTAGTATTAATTTTAAGAATAAACATTATGGGAAATTTAGACGAAGCAACAAAGAGAATGGCTTCAGCAATGAATCAAATTTCAGAGATTACCACAACAAACGGGATGGATGCAATCTGCATCTTACATAAGGAAGAAGCCGGTATTTCCGCCACCCCATTAATCATCCATGGATCCTCTCTCAAAATCACACTAGCAATTGTAGAAAGCATGCTGAAATCTCCGGAAACTCGTAATCTGTTACGTGGGGCATGCGAATATTACAAAATCCGAGAAACAGAGAAAAGAACAATGACTGAAATGCTGCCTTATCTGGAGGAATTCATAGACGAATTATTAAAAAAGATGTAAGAGCAAGCTATGAAAGTTGTACACTCTCCCAGCCCATCCGCCAATCCGAAGAAAAGAGAGAAAATTAATCTTTTCGAGAATGATGATCCGGAAGAAGTTGCAGCTCTATGTCAGCAATCTGCTCAGCAGGAATCAAACAAAATATTGTTAAGAATAGACGCCCGGACGCAAGTTCTTGTAGATCCTAAAGATGCGACTTTGGAACATGCGGAAAAACTACGGCAGCGGTATAAATTAAATTATTGCCGCAAAGCCGTAGGGGGGCGTAAAAAAGCATAATACTATGTATGTAGACAATGACAGTCGTGGTTTTCTTGCGATTTATGATATTAGTCCTGAAGACGCATCACGCCTCGCACAAATTATTGAGCAAGCAGACAAGCAGCTTTTATCCCGTCCTATTGAAGGTCTCAGTAAACAATTACGTTCACAATTAAAAGAGTTTGTTTACACTGTACTAGATAATAAACCATAACTATGCATTTTACTGATGATGATATAAAGCGCATCAAGGATGCCTCTGAAAAGCATCTGATCGATGTAGTGCAAGACTTCCGAAACCTTCGCAAATCCGGTACCAGCTACGTCTGTGACTGCCCTATGTGTAAAGCTTCAAAGAAGTTTAGCATCAATCCGGCTAAGGATATTTATTCATGTTTCTCTTGTCACCAGATAAGTGGCTCCGGTGCGCTTGACTACTTAATGAGAGTCGAGAAGAAAGAATTCCCGGAAGCTCTCGAACATTTAGCACACAAGTTTAACGTCATATTAGACCAGCGTCCAGAACAGAAAAAGAAGCCAGTTACAAAAATGAAGCAAGGAAGCAAGAAGGCTAAAGGTAATGATACTAATAGCTTTTGTGCAAAAATGCTGTCTGCCTCCGGATTGACATTTGAAGATGTAACAGCGAGGATTTACAAAACAGATGATACCAAGTCTATTTTTGAAACACGTACTTTTCGCCCTGGTACTATCAATGATTCCGGTGTCATTGATCCTAAAGGAGATGATGTTATCATCGAATACTATGATTTAGAGGGTATGCCTGTTACCTATGCCCGGAAAGATCACCGCAAACGCGAAACAGGCGAACGGAAAGAATATTTTCGTGTTAGATGGCAGTTTCCGGATGCGCACCTTGACAAAGAAGGGAAACCATTCAAGTACAAATCCCCAGCAGGCTCAGGTACCCCGATTTATATCCCGGAAAAGCTCCGGAGAATGTATAAAGAAAAGAAAGAAATACCCAGACTCTTTATTCAAGAAGGAGAAAAGAAGGCTGAGAAAGCGTGCAAACATGGTATCCCATCTATTGCAGTCAGTGGCATTCAGAATCTTGGCAGTAAAGAGAACAATACTCTTCCGGAAGATGTAGTCAAGATCATAACGACATGCAACGTTAAAGAAGTCGCATTCATTTTTGATTCAGACTGGGATGATATCAGCACTAACATTAAACTGAATGACCGGGTTGAAAAACGCCCATACTGTTTTTTCTACGCTGCTAGAAATTTCAAAGAGTATATGAGAACCCTCAAAAATCGAAATATATATGTGGAGATTTATGTTGGACATATACAAAAAAATGATGCCGGTGACAAAGGGATAGATGACTTACTTGCAAATTCTCTTAAAGATCACGAGAATGAACTGGCCGAAGACATTGAGTTTGCCTGTAATGCAAAAAAGGGGCTTGGGAAATACGTTGAAATGTTTAAAGTCACCACCTTGACCGATCACAAGATGCTGGAACTGTGGTGTCTTCATTCTAACGAAGCGTTCTCCGAGCGTCACAAAGACGTTCTTAAAAATCTTCCGGAGTTTGTTTTTGGAAGATATCGATGGAAGTTTGATGACACAGGGAAACTTGTCCTAGCACAACCTTTCGATGATGATGAAAAGTTCTGGGAGGAAGTAGATAAGGAAACTCGTTCCGGGATAAAAACCGAGTATCAGTTTTGCTATGTCAATTCCCACAACTTTCTTCAGAACCGGGGATTCGGGCGTCTACGACGTTTGGATAAAACTTATCAGTTCGTTCATTTAGATCCACCTGTGGTCAGGTCGATTGATGCTTCAGATGCACGTGACTATTTATTTCAATTCGCTAAACATTATTGTAAGAAGGAGGTAAACGAAATGCTAATTAAAGGAGTATCCCAATACGTGGGACCAGACAAACTATCGCTGTTGAATTTCATTGAACCGAACTTCATCAAGCCAAATCGCGAAAGCCAATATTTCTATTTTAATACGAAATGCTGGTATGTAACTAAAGACAATGTACAGGAAATAGGTTACGAAGTCATTGATCATCACATTTGGGAAGAGCAGCAAAAAATAATTCCTGCTAAATATTTAGGCTCCCCACTCATCCGCTTTAAGGTTGATCAAGACAATCAATATTCCTATACCCTCTCTGAGGAGGGTAAAAAATCACATTATCTCCAATTTCTGATCAATACAAGTAATTTCACTTGGCGTAAATCAAAGGACGATTTTTCACCTGAAGAAGAAAATGAGAATCATATTCATTTGCTTAGTAAATTATGTGCGATTGGATACATGGCAATGGAAGCAAAAGATAGCAATGTGGCTAAAGCAGTCATTGGTATGGACGGAAAACAATCCGAAGTCGGAGACTCTAATGGAAGATCCGGTAAATCCTTAATCGGCGAGTTATTGCGCTGTGTTGTTCCCACTGCTTATATACCTGGTAAAAGAAGCGATATCTTCAATGATCAGTTTATTTGGAATGATGTACTTGAAAACACAAAGTTTGTATTTATTGATGACGTTCTTCAGAATTTCAACTTTGAATTCTTGTTTCCTAATATAACAGGTGACTGGAGCGTCAACTACAAAGGAGGGAGACGAATCACTCTCCCATTCGAGCGTTCACCCAAAATATATATAGCAACTAATCACGCTATTCGAGGAAGAGGATCAAGTTTCACAGATAGGCAGTGGCTACTTGCCTTCTCTGACTACTATAATGACTCACATAAGCCTGTAGATGACTTTGGAATACGTTTTTTTTCAGAATGGGATTTTGATCAATGGAATCTTACATGGAATCTTCTAGCTAACTGCATACAACTTTATCTCCAGTATGGAGTGATTCAAGCTCCCGGCGAACGTTTGGAACAACGCATACTCAGACAAGAAATCGGTGAAACTCTTATTTCATGGGCAGATGAATATTTTTCTTCCGAGGAACATCTAAATCACCGTCTTGTCAAAAAAGACTTATATGACGCTTTTTGCATCTATGATCCTATGCAGCGGAAATACATATCTCCTACCGCATTCAAAAAGAAATTTATTATGTATTGTGACTGGAAAGGATACCTCTTTAATCCACACAAATATGATAGTAAAACTGGGAAACCTTTTAAGACAGATAAAGACGGATGTCCAGTTCTTGACGACAAAGCTGGAGGGGTGGAATATTTCACAGTTGGGACTGGAACCTGCACTGGTGACAGTTATTCTGCTGATACCAACTTTGAGGATGAACAGAAACTAATAGACTTTTAAAAGATAGCGATGAATATGGGAAAAATATTACTAAATGAGGTATTATCTCATGCTGATAAGTTAAAAGAGGAAATCAAGAAACGTTTAAAATGCGAGATTGTCGATTTTGAGATTGTAGAATATGAGTCCGGGGAAATAGGTGTGCATTGGAATGCTACATACAAAAGCGAAGCTTCATACGTGGATATTCCATATAAATGGATAGTGGCAGGTATTCATTGGGGTGAAGGACTTATTAGTATGTATGCAAACCCAACTGACTTTTTAGTATTTAACAAATAAAAATGAGCCTTGGGCGGGCTTTGTAAAACCCACATTAAAAAATATGGATAAAATTAAGTTAGGCGACAAAGTTCGTAGTAGTGTATCAGGTTTTTCAGGGACTATAACCGCAAAATGTGAGTATTTGCACAGCGCTACTCAATATTGTGTAACAGCTAAATGCAAAGATAATGACATCAAAGAAGCGTGGTTTGCTGCATCTGAATTGGAACTGGTAGAAGATTAACTGCTAAAGTCCTATAGGTAAAGTATCCTGTAGGACTTTAATTAGAATTCAAAGTAGAAAGGAACAAAATTATGACATTAAAACAAGCCCAAAAATTGTATGAAGATTCAGTACAGGCAAAAATGACTCATGCCGACAACTGTATGACTCAATCGCAACTTGAATATATTGGCAGAACCATTTGGGGATTCACTCCCGACAAACAAGCAAAGGTGCTATTCACCAAGATAGGTAAGAGAGTATCTACTGTTATAGCATCAAAAGAAGCATTTATTAAAGAAGTTGGTAAACCTATTGTCTGCAAATGTCCAGTATGTGATATGTATTATTTGGCTTATAGAAAGCCCGTCGATGCTCACGATGAACTAACTGCTCAGTGTCCAAAATGCGATTCACTTGGTTGTGATTCGGATATTGTACACTTGGAGACAAACCGTAAGTTTTGGCTAAATGACAAGATCACTAAAATTCTTGTTCCCAACAAAGATCCGGAACGGGTAGCAACTATGTATGATTCGGCTGCGGAAGATTTCCCGGCACAATATGATATGCTACTGCCTGATGGTAAGAGATGTTCTGATTGCGTAAAAAGTAATACCTGTTGCAATGTATTTGGTCAGAAGGAAAGTGACACTACCTGCCAATGGCATCCTTCCAGATATTCACCGAAGGAATAACCCTCAAAACTAAGTAGATATGAATCTAAATCAAATATATAATGCAGAATGTCTTACTTGGTTGCAATCACTTCCAGATAAGAGTATTAATTGCTGTGTTACTTCTCCACCATATTACGGGCTACGTGACTATGGCAATGAAGCTCAAATAGGACTTGAAAAAACTCCGGAAGAATATATTGAGAAATTAGTGAATGTATTCCATGAGGTTTATCGGGTTTTAAAAAACGATGGTACATTGTGGGTGAATATCGGAGACAGCTATGCTGGTTCCATGAAAGGTGCAGCGCGTTTCCCAGATAATGCAATGAATTATAAGCAAGGAACAAATAGAGGGACACTTGGTAAAGCTACATTGGTAAAACAGTGTACGGGATGCAAAAATAAAGATTTAATAGGCATTCCGTGGATGCTTGCTTTTGCTCTTCGTGCCGATGGTTGGTATTTGCGTCAGGATATCATTTGGAGTAAACCTAATCCGATGCCGGAAAGTGTTACGGATAGATGTACGAAGTCGCATGAATACATCTTTCTCTTATCAAAGAGTAAAAAATACTATTTTGATAGTAAATCTATTCAGCAGACAGCTTCTCAAAGCGTAAAAAGTAGGCTTGGCAAAGTTGAGAATGTAGGATATAAGGCTTTTGCGACTGCTAACAATTTGGAGGAATCCAATCCGATGTTCCGGAAGAGTACGACACGTGAATATCAGTATGCAGACAAAGCTAATAAACGTTCAGTTTGGCACATTCCAACATCCTCTTATAAAGATGCACACTTTGCAGTATTTCCAGAGAATTTGATAGTTGATTGCATTAAAGCGGGCTGCCCTGAAGATGGTATCGTAATTGACCCATTCATGGGTTCTGGTACTACGGCCGTAGTTGCCAGGAAGCTCAACCGCTATTATGTAGGAGCTGAGCTTAATCCTAACTATATAGACATAGCAAAAAAGAGACTAAGTAAAGAATTGGGATTTTTTAAATAATACAAATCAAGACAGAAAGGAATTAAATCATGAAAGAATTTAGAGGAACTAAAGGTGAATGGTTAGTGGACGACATAGATGTTATATCTCGTGAAACAGGATTTGCCATTTGCCAAGTTTATGATGGATTGGATACCCATATTTCCGAAATGGATATGGAAGTAGTAAATGCAAATGCCCGACTTATGGCTACTGCTCCTGAATTGTTGGAAGCATTACAAGCAATGCTAGAACGATTTGATTACAAAGAGCAGTCTATCTATTCTTTTGCTGCCAAAGAAATTGATGTAGCAAAAGCAGTAATTAAAAAGGCTATTGAATAACCCTCAAAACATAAAACGGAGTGGATTAAACAAATACCTGGAACATGAATAGAATGAGATGGTTCGTCATCGGACTCCACCTATATGTATTTCCGCCAGAACCGGAAGTAGGAGACATCGAGGCTTTACACAACTGGATCCCACAAAAAAAAGGAATCATTGAGACGCTAAAATTCAGGTTTCACACCGGTATTTGGAGCTATACAGCAGGGAATATAAATTATCAATATTAATTGCACTATCACTATTCTGCACTTAAGCATGGGAACCTATCAAGAAATATTAGACGAAGTTCTTCCTCTATACCGGCAGGATCCGGAACGCTTCATGCGTTTCTATCACGCCGTCAATAACATTCTTGCTACAATACCTGAAGGCAAGAGTATTCTTATAGCTGACCATTGTAAGCCTGCATCACGTGATCTATTCATTAAAATAGCTTGTATGTATATTATTGAAGAAACAACAAGGAAAGATGTCTTGGATGACTTTTTAGAGTTTTCTGACGATTATAGCAGCATTCGGCATGTGCCTAAATTAGTGCCGGCACATGTCCGGCCACACTTCTACTCGAATCGAAGATGAGTAGATTATCCCAATTTATTACTCTGTAAAGATACTAATTTTCACTGATATACGCAACATTATGACAATAAAAAAAGAGAATAAAATAATGGTAGTAATAGCCCAATCGAGCGATGACCGGGAACTATTCATTTCCCGCCTGGCCGTTCGGCTGGGTTTTGCCAAAGTCCCTTCGGACGCTAAAAAAATCATCCGCAAGGATATCTATTCCTTTGACCTGCCTACTGCCTACTTCATTCTCTGCAGTAACTACAACTTTCGCGGCTCTGTCATCACGACACAGCGGCTCTACGAGCTTGCCGCAAGGGGTATCTGTGTAGTCGTTGGCGTCAAGTCACTACCGCGTGAGTACGAATTGATATCGCAAGTGTTTTATCCTGATGATTTGCGCTAACATAAGTCGAATCATTTATTGCCCGGTGATGCTTCTGTATTACCGGGCTTTCTTTTTCCGTTCCCCTCGCCTCCCCTTCATTCATCAAGAACGTTTTGAACAAATGTGCAGGGGGAGAGGCGCCAAGTGCAGACAGGGGGACATATATATTTTTTTTATTTTTCTTTCTTTCTTAAAAATACCCTACCTAAAAATAAGGGAAAATTTTGTGCTTTCGTGCAGACACCCTTTTTTCGGCATTTATTACATTATAAATCAGATATTTAAACACCGCACGATTTTCGTACAAAAACGTACGACTCGTACAAAAACGCACAAAAATGCATTTTGTACGGAGTACGAAGATTTTGTGCTAAAAAGTACACTATTTCGTACGCCCTTAACTATCTGATAAACAACACATAAATAGAAAGCATAGCTCATTTAGCACGATTGCACAAAAAAATAGTACGGTATCAGCAAGGGTTATATGTACAATACCTCGTTTTTTTATTGATAAAGGCAAGGATTACTCAGTTATATTTTGTACATTAGCTCCACACCTAAACCACTATGCTTTATATGATTACTACTAAGATTGAAGTTCCACAGCATCTTAAGGAGTATCTGATCGGAAAGTTCTGCAATTTGCAGGACTCTCCGATTCGCTTCCCGGATAAAACGGATATCTACCATTTTATCTACGATCTGTTAGAACGTCGTCCAGCCAACATCTTTAAGGATCATGGTAATCTCACCATCATCCTTCCTGAACGTACTACCGGGAAGGATCCTAAAACTTACAATTACCTGGGAATACGTTCACAGATAATTCTCATTCGCAAGATCGACCGCATGCTATGGGCAGAGGTGCATGATTACTTGGATGAACAAAAGCACACTTACGGAATCACCTATATCGACGGGATACACAACTTCATGACCTGCTATGGGATTGATTCCATCAGCGAAGATGCATTCAAGAAGAATTATTATCGCTGGAGGGCTAATCTTCGACGAAAAGAGAAAAAAAGAGGCTATCACCGCACAAAAACATGACCGAGCAAGTGTAGTTAATTGTCCCTTTTTTGATCAAAAAATGTTCTAAAAATGCGTACTAATTGTAAATCAACAAGTTATGAATAATATCAATAATATGGGAGGCATATTATTTGCCGAAATCCTGAATACAGACGAAATAGTCCTGTTTGCAGTACATCAGAACCAGGCATGCATCAGGAGCAAGGAAGGACACGACTGGTATCCGCTTCCAACGCGAGGAATCATTGAAGCTCCAACTGTCGCTTCTGATGATACTAAAGACGCAGGAATCACATATAAGCATTCAGCGACCATCCAGTTTCCCCGATCCGCATTAGAGGAGAATACAGCAAACGAGCTGCGCAATAAAGTTCAGACAGGCTGTGTCCTACGCTGCCAGGACACACAGGGACACAAGTATATCTATGGCACGAATGAATACCCACTCCTCGGAACCTTAAACCTGATTATAGGGAAAAAGGTAACCGACTTCACCGGATATGAACTGAAACTTGCCGGGACCTCATTACATCCAATGCTCTCCTATATTGAAATTTAACCGTCCTTCTGCACCCTCACTAATAGGCGTATCATTGCACCAAAATCAGTGCAATGAGCCAAAAACGTATCATTCTTTCCGATTCATCGCTTAATCGTTACGGTTACCGGGTCCTTACCTCTGGAATGCTCCTCGAAGCATTCAAGAAGAACCCGGTGATGCTGTATATGCATTTTCGTGATGAAGGATCTCCCATTTGGGGAGAAACTAAAGCTATCGGGCATTGGGAAGATATACAGCTTGAAGGCGATGTACTTTCTGCCATTCCTGTTTTCGACAAGGTTGATCAACTATCTAAAGACATTGCCGCAAAATACGAAGCAGGGACTTACAACGCCGCAAGTGTCGGTATCCGCATCATTGCTACATCAGCCAACAAAGACCTTCTGGTACCTGGTCAGACTCGCGAAACAGTTACAGAGTCAGAGCTGATGGAAGCATCCATCGTGGACATACCGGCAAATTCCAATGCCGTTCGCCTCTATGATCGTTCCACATCCGTTCTTCTGGCAGCGGGTATGGACACGAATTCCGTGCCAGCATTATCAACAACTTCATTCAAAAACAAAATGACTCTAAAAGAATCATGGTCAGCTTTTTTATCTTTTCTGAATATCAGTCAAGATAAGGCAGTAACGACCGAATTATCAGCAGAGAACCTCGACTCCCTGCATAATGAATTCACCCGTCTGAAATCGGATAACAGTTCTCTCGTACAAGCTAAACAGGAGATCGATCAGAAATTATCTGATGCGACTACTGAAATAGCGACTCTCAAGACAACAGTAAGTGAAAAAGATCAAGAGATCGCTAATCTGAAAACCGAGGCAAGCGGCAAGGATTCAGAGATCACTCAACTCAAAGAACAAGTAGCCAATCTAAAGAAAGCTCCGGCACCGGGTGAACCAGTTCCTGCCCCAAAGGGTGAACCTGCCGTAAACGGAGGAAAAGAGGAACTGGCTGCCTACTGCGAGGAAAATGCCGGCAATTATCAGGGAATCACAGAACGCCTGAAGGCTGACGGACTCCTTTAATTTACTAACCTACCTTAACTATTAAAGAATATGTCTCAAAAATTAATTGACGTATCGAAACTGAACCAAACCTTAATCACATATGATAAGGCGCTTCGCGCTCTTCCATTTGCTACCCTGCAGGAAGTTGCCGCAAAATTGGGATTGAACGTGATGGATCTGCAAGGCAAACATGCCTTGATCAATGAACGCCGGCGTGCCGGTGGAACTCAGTCTTACAAGATTGGGAAAAATTTCCGCCTGGTTGATAAGCTGCTCGGCTATGAACCTTCCGTTATCGAACCGAAGGATGTTGTATGTATCACAAAGGAAAACTCTCAAAAATACGATGACGGTGAACTGTTGATCGTAGGAGGTCAGCCAGTCAGCAACATCAACAAGAAACATCCTCTTGAAACACGTGTTGCCTTCACATTGGTAAAATCTCATGTTGAAGATGTAGTATATACATTGTTTCATGCAGAACGTGATGAAGACTCAACTTCACCGTCAGGTGCATTTGATGGTCTGTTCACCAAAGCCGACATGCTGATTACAACAGGTGATGTCAATGCTGCTCGCGGCAACTTTGCCCCATCAGGTCTTTTTACTTTGCCTACAAAGGATACAGACTCCGCCGCTTATGAAAATTTGGTTGAATGGATTGGTGGTGCCAACACTTACCTGCGTTCCTCCAAGTCGGGAATTCCACAGTTACTTTGTGCCGAAACGGTCTTGATAGCTGCACGCTCTGCTCTCCGCAACAAACTGAGTATGCAGGAATATCCTTCCATGCAACGCATGATTGAACTTTTGCGTGAAGACGCAATGTGCCCTGCGCTTGAAATCCTCTCTCACGAAGCATTGGGACAGGGATCACGCCTGGTTCTTCAGAAGAAAGGGAATATGGATGTTGCCTTCAATACCCAAGCCGCAACCAAGTTCTGTCAGATCCGTGATATCTACGAAGATCCCAACGAATGGCAATTCTGGCTGCAAACCGGTTATGACACCCGTATCCGCGACTGGCATGAAAAAGTATACCGCTGTAATGAGCAAAAAAATGAATCTCTTGACCTCGCAGGAGACTATTGCAAGACCGGAGGCGTACAAGTTGATATCACAGGAACGGAGAATGCCGCTTGGGCCATCAAAGGCAAAGTTGCTGAACGTAGCAATGGTCAATGCATCATTGGTCTGACACCCGGTAAGTACACTATTGAGTTTACTGCCGTAGACGGTAAGACTAAACCTGCCGATCAGGAAGTGACTGTAGTGGAAGGCGAGGTAACAACCGCAACTGGTGCTTATACCTAAACTGAGATAAAAAAATGAGCGGCCATTTTTGGTCGCTCTATCCTATTCACTCTTAACAATTACACTAATGAAAAAATATACTTACCTAATTCTCTGTTTGTTATTTGTGGCTTTGGTTATTGCAATCCCGGAGCTGCACCCTCAGACATGTCATCTTGATGGAAATACATTGACCATGTTGGCAGCTGGTCCGGCCTTCGCACCGCTGAAATGGAATGTCGGTCAAAATAATATGGGTGGATATAAAGGACGGTTACTGTTCGTCCCATTTGATGCACCCAATACAGTACCCACTGTTCCGGCTCCCGGCAAAGCAGCAGACAACGAGGCGTTAGTGACGGCAGCCGGTACATTTGCTTTTCCTGCAGAAGGGACGTATAAGCAACCTATTTATCTATATAGTACAGATGCAACAGTCGAATATAAAGCGGAGCAGCAGGGAGAAGCTGACGGGATCAGCTATAAACAGACGCTAAGTTTCTTCTTCCCTGGTAATACCCCTGAAATGCATGCGTTCAATGCATTGGTAAAAAACACAGCAGGCTATTACATCTTTGAGGATTCGGACGGTAAACAAATGATCATGGGACAACCGGGATTATACGCTTCTACCGCTCCTTCCTTCAATGGAGGTAAAGCAAGAGGTGACCGTCGCGGTACCACCTATACGGCTACCGCCGACTCCAATTACTCTGCGATCTTCCTTGAAACTCCCATAGATATGGAAGTGACAGGCGGATTTAAACCAGCTCCCGCGCCAGAATCATGATCAGACAAGAACAACTCAGCCAATGGTTAGGAGACCGTCAGCGCAAATATGCTGACGGCCTGGTTCTTTTCAATGCTCTCGCAAAGGAAGCTATGAAAAAGAAATTTGCTGCTTACCTGGCAGCAGCTCCGGAAGATCCCCACATCTTTGATCCGCATTTCACCCAACTCGTTAATTGCTTGTCCAAACTCGACAAGGAGATTAAATTCTCCCCTTCCTTATATCCTGCCGCAATGGAAGAAATTGTTGTAGTAAAGACCATGAGCGAGAATGATCGAAAAAAAACGATCGAATCCAAGCAAGCGAATATCGCCTCCTTGGAGGAGTTGGTCAATAACCTTCGATCACGAATTGATAGTTTGGAGGACGACAGTGAAAGTCACGCTGATGAACTTGTTTCCCTTCAGGAACAGTTTGACGAGAAGATGTCAGAGCTATCTGCCTTACAGAACGAAGTGAACGCTCTGAACACACCAGGCGTCAAAATCATCACAGAAGAATCACTCAGCCCGTCTATTCGCAAGGCTTATGCCCGTATCAAGGAAATCGCACCTCTATATGCAAGCCTGCATAACGATGTAGCTAATTCGGAGATCCCGGCAGAAGAACGGCAGCCTATAGCCGAAGAGCTCTGCAAGCTCGATGACGAACGCCGCCGGCTTTGGAAACAAATCGATGCCTGGGCAGAAGGAAAAGGTGAACTGAGTCTTAAAGAGAAACGACCGGTATACAGTGAGAATGGTGTAGTACGCGGTATTGAAATCGCCCGTCAGATTAAACGTCTGAAACAAAACATTACTAACAGCCAATCTGCTGCTAACCGCGCCGAATCTCAAGGTAAAAAGACTGTTATGCAAAATGCTTTAGATCGTGTTGCCGGCTACCAAGAAGAACTGGCAGCACTGGAAAAGGAAATTGCGACGCAACAGAGCGCAAGTAAGGAATAACATCAGAGGCATTGCCCCTGGATCTATGAACAGTTCATGCACAAGCGAGGGCGATACATCTAGTGTTGTCCTCGCTTTCGTTTGAATACAACAAACCACTATAGTTATGCCTAAGAAAGATTCCACATATGACCGGATAGAACGTGCCTTGTTCAAAGACAGAGAGGAAGCATCAAGCATCCTGTCCCAACGTGAAATGGAAATAAAAAAACGAATGATGCTATGTGTCAGCAAAAAAATGGAAGATCCTCTGATCCAAGACACCGAACTTGTCAACTTCCTGATGAATGGATGCGGAGGTAACACAGATGCCGTATCACAGTCACAGGCATACCGGGACATCGGCATGATCAACAGATTAGTTGGCAACATTCAACTGGCCGCAAAAGCCTGGTATCGGTATATGATTGTCGAAGGCGGGAAAAAAGCCTTCAATATGGCAATAGACAAAGAAGATGCCAAGGGAGCAGCTGCAGCGTTGGACAAGATAGGCAAATACACTCGCTCGGACAAAGAAGATGAGAAATTCGACTACTCCCAGCTCATACCTCCATCATTTGAGCCTTCAGATGATGTTACCCTTCTGGAAGGTCTGGAACCTATTGAAGACCTTGAAGGAACCAGATCAGAAATGCGAAGCAGATTCAAAGGTATGTTGAGTAAAAAAGCGGTGGACATTCGTCCCATCGAAGAGGAGGAAGAAGAATGAGTACCCACCTCTCTCCTATCTTATCTGCCCGTGAACGCCGCAGAAAGCAATATGAAGTCGTTGACAAATTCTTCAATAAGATGCAGCGCCAAGCGATGGCCATCAACGCACATGACGAGTATATAGTCGCATCACGTGGTACCGGGAAGTCCGAAGGTATTGATGCCCGAATTATCCTCCGGAATGTATGGGAAATGCCGGGATCTTTGGGTGGTCTCATCTCTCCGTCATACGCTAAGGCATGGGGAAATACTCTCCCGGCAATCTGCAAGGCTTTGGCTGAATGGGGATACATTCAAGGCATTCACTATGTCGTTGGTCATAAAGCACCGGCAAGCATGGGATTCGCCAAACCTGTCCGTCCTGTCCTGGGTGAAGGCTGGAGCAATGCATTCCACTTTTGGAATGGTACGGTCATGGTGATCCTGTCATTCAACCAGGGAATGTCTGCCAACTCCATGTCGCTGGATTGGGTGATAGGCCCTGAAGCTAAGTTTCTCAACTATGAGAAGATTAAAAGTGAGGTGGATCCTGCCAACCGAGGCAACCGGCAATACTTCGGTGAATGCCCGCACCATCACAGCGTAAGCTATTCCACAGATATGCCGACCGCATCAATGGGAAAATGGATCCTGGACAAGATGGATGAAATGTCCCCACCTCACATCAACCTGATCAGAAACTTATATCTCAAACTGCAGGAGTACAAACGCAAGCCACTCACGGATCATGTGATGCGTCAGATCAAAGAATATCAATTTGACCTGGATCTAGCGAGGAAATATCAGCCTCCAATCAAACCGCAGCCGGGGAAAACTAAAGAATATACCGTTTTCTATGGTGAATACGACGTATTCGACAACCTTGAAGTGCTGGGAGAAGATTTCATCTGGCAGATGTATCGTAACTCACCACCGCTAATTTGGCGTACCGCTTTCATGAACGAACGCCTGTTCCGTGTACCAAACGGCTTCTATTCTGCGTTGGATGATAATATTCACTTCTATATCCCGAAAGACAATGGACGCCTCCGGAATCTTGGGTGCAACTGGGGAAAACTGACCTCCTGCGGCTGTTTGGGAGACGGAGATCTTGACTTCGATCAGGAACTGCACCTGGCATTCGACTCAAATGCATCCATCTCCACTGCTGTCGTAGGCCAACTGAATGAACACACGATGCGCATTCTCAAGTCATTTTATGTCAAAACACCAGGGAAGCTACAAGATCTTGTCAAGATGATAGCCGACTACTACCGTCCGAAACTTAATCACGATATAGTAGTCTACTATGATCATACGTTCACCTGGGAATCAGGATCCACTACAGAAACTTATGCCGACATCATTGAACGGGTATTCAAAGAGAATGGATACAACGTGACGATGGTCTATGTCGGTCAAGCCCCGAAACATGAGTGGAAGCATCTGAATATAGACTTGACTCTGAAAGGAGATCCGCAATTTCTGTGGATCCAAATAAACTTGCATCAAAATGAATTTCTGAAGATCGCAATGGAACAGACTGGCATCAAGCAAGGAAAGAATGGATTTGAAAAGGATAAAACGCCTGAAGGGAGCGATGACACTCCTGATAATCCGGATGAATATAAGACGCACATAACTGATGCATTTGACACGCTGTGGTTAGGCATGAACTTCTATTTCACGGCACCTGGATCAAACTCTAGTGGCGTATTCTTCCTGAATAATAAATAAAAAAGGTGTGTTTTATTATTACTTTCTTTTGCTTTTCCCAAATATTATTCCAACCTTTGTTGCGCCCTAAATATTATTAACGACTCTTTTGGTTTTAATGTTATTCACAAAGCTGAATACTACAATAAGAAAATCATGGGCCTATTATTACTAAAAGAGTTATGTAAGGAGATCCTATTATGAAACAACATAAATTTGGTGATATAGACTTATCCGACCCCTTTTTTGATTCGCTTAAAGAAGATTATCCTGAATTCACTGAATGGTACACCAAAAAGACTAAAAGTGATACCAAAGCTTTTGTCCAAAAAGATCAAGATGGAAAACTTCAAGGCTTCCTATATATGAAGCATGAAACAGAGGAATTAAATGATATAAATCCTCCAATGCCTGCTGCGAGTAGATTAAAAGTAGGAACATTCAAGATAGATGCACATAATACAAAGTTAGGCGAGCATTTCATAAAAAAGATTGTTGCAGCAGCTCTATATATGGGAGTTACCGAAATATATGTGACTATCTTCGAAAAGCATCAAGGATTAATCAAAATTTTACGAAGATATGGTTTTACTGAATATGGAACAAAAGGAGAAGGGGATACTCCCGAGCTTGTTTTTATTAAATCTATGACAGATTTTACAGGAGATATGTTATTAGACTACCCCTTTATTCACACAAAGGATACACAAAAATTCATATTAGCTGTGAAGCCTGAATTTCATACTCCCCTATTCCCTGACTCTATATTAAATACCGAAGAAAGAAATAAAGAGTTTCTTGTTAGGGATGTTGCACATACAAATAGTATCCACAAAATATATTTATCCAGTATGAATGGACTGGATAAACTTAAAAAAGGAGATATATTAGTAATATACCGCACATCTGATGGCGCAGGTCCAGCAAAATACAGGAGTGTAGCTTCTTCAATATGCGTTGTTGAAGAAGTAAGAAAGGCAAAAGACTTCGCTACTCTTGAGGAATTTCTTCAATATGCTAACTTATATAGTATCTTTGACGAAGATAAGTTAAAGGAGTGGTATACTACATATAATATGGTTGTTATTAAAATGACTTATAATGCTGCATTTGATAGAAGAATTACCAGAAATGAACTGATTGAGCAAGTCGGATTAAGTGCTGACTATTGGGGGTTCTTCCAATTAACAGATGAGCAGTTTAACAATATAATATCAAGAGGTAAAATAAATGAAAGTATTATTATCGATTAAGCCCGAGTTTGTTCGCGAAATATTTGCAGGTAACAAAAAATTTGAATATAGAAAAACTATATTTACAAAGAATGTAGATAAAGTTGTAGTATATTCCACAAAGCCAGAAGGAATGATTGTGGGAGAGTTTACTGTTGAAAAAATCATAGAGCAAGAACCGAAAGAATTATGGGAACAAACCCAAAATGACTCTGGTATTACAAAAAAATTCTTCGATCAATATTTTGAAGGACGCAAAAAAGGATATGCATTGAAGATTTCATCTCCTAAGCTCTATGAAAACCCAATTAATCCTTTTGATTTATTTTCCTCTTTTGTAGCTCCGCAATCATTCAAATATTTAACAGCAGAAGATTTTGAGCCTACATTAAGTATATAATACTTTTAATAGAGTAAGATAAAAACTTCATCAATAGCTTTGCTATTACTTTGATAAGTTAGAAGGCTTCCACAAGTAGGAAGCCTTTTTTATATCCTACATTACACAATAAAAAGCGTAATAAATACAGTGACGCTATACCAGTCATATAGTGTCACTATATTCATAAGATAGAGTAAGTATACCAATAGCATAGTGACACCATTTTTAAAGCTTATTTTCAGACTAAAAACTCCACATTTATTTTGTCTATTCAAAAAGAATCACCATCTTTGCAGTGTCTTCCATTTGGTTCAGGCGAGTAGGCTCGCCATAATTGCTGCGGGCATTTTTTATGTCCATAGTATAAGATATAGTTCCGTCCCGTGTGGAGCGTTAATGCGCCCACTGCCTGAATCAGGTGGAAGACAACGGGGAGCGGAACTTTTTTTATTCCCTCTCTTTTAATTAATTAGCATATTGTTTCATTTTAAATTGTCTTCCAAAATGAAAAAGAAAAACCAAAGCGCCAGCGGACGCTACATATCCGTAGAAAAGCTTCAGAAAGCTCTCTCCAACATCTGCCTAGAAGTAGCAGAAGGTAATGAACAACTCCGAGTGAACAAATCACACAGGGGCATTGTAATCCATACCAATGGTGGCATAATCAATATTACATTCAATGAGAAAGGAGGTAAACCATGATAAAATACATAGAAAAGATCATACCATCTCAATGTCACGTTATTAATGATAAAACAGGTTACATCCACTTAGAAGGCGAAGCAATGATTCTCAAACCAGATGGCAGTTATGCCGGAACCGTAACCACGACTATCGGATCTATCAGAGAGAATCATATTGATACCGTTATTGAGATGCTTAGCAACTACAAAAAGAAGATAGCATCGTCCCAAAGAAGGCAAACTATTGGCAAAATAATCACGTTCGATTTTAGGAATAAGATCAAAAGTCGCTCATGAACTGTCGTCATCGTCGGGCTAAATGAGGTCGCATATAAGCCATATTGAACTTAGTATCTGTATATTAATATTTAGCCAATTCAAAGTCTAAAAGGATGAAAAATAACATGCAGCAACAAATCTTCAAAAACTAACCAATATTCTATTATCAGAATAAACATTAGTTCCATCAATAAAAAGCACAGGTATATGGCTACCTGTGCTTTTTATTATCTCAGTCAATTCTCATAGAAAAAAAGACAAAGAGCTGATAACCAATAAAAGGGGAGGAAAAAGAGGGAATATTTTCTCTTTTTTCTCCCAGCCGACCACGCACCGCCCTGAGAAAAAGTTTAGATCTAAAGTTTTTTTTCACCCCTTATATGCTGGGCTTCGTTGCTTGTAAACAAATTTCATCTTATCGTTTTTGGGCCTCTGCCATGTCCTTTACGACCTACTGCATACCCGATACCTTTGCTGAAAAACAAGACATGGACCCTATCCTTAAACAACAATTACTCGCATTCATACTTGGTGGTAGCTTCCTATCAACCATCACAGGATTCGTCACCCTCAAATACACTAAAAAGCAGGCAGAAGCTAAAGCCCTAAGCTCTGTACAGGACGTATATCAGGAACTCATAGCAGACCTGCGAGCTGATAAGGAAGCAATGAAAAAAGATAAAGTGGAAAGCGAAACGAGATGGACAATCCGCATTGAAAAGCTGGAAAGCAATCAGCAATCGCAGGATAAAAAGATAGCGGATAACGAAAAAGAAATAGCTGATCTCAAACGATTCAAATGTATAAACCTATCGTGTAACAATCGAAAACAATGAAACACTATGCACACATTCTTATTTGTACTGCCAGCCTTGCATGCGCTTGTTCTTTTTGTGGTTGCCGTGCTACTTATCAAAACGATAGTAGCACTCAAGAGCAAACCCGTCTTTCTATCTCAGACTCAGCTCTACGCATCAGAACTGAAGATGCCTGCTCCCGATTCAAACTTAATCAAGAAGAAGCGGGCAAAGGCTGGAAAGTCAAAGTTAACTTCGACACATCCAAGCCGGCAGATCCGGAGACCGGCTTATCCCCGATATCGAATATCGAGATTGAAGGGAACGAAAAGACAGTCAAGACCTTGCTACAGGAAGATGACACTATACACGTATCTGAGAGTCAAGAAACGAAGAATGATCTCACGCTTCAGCAAAGCAAACAGTCAGCCTCCCACAAAGATGCCGGCAGTTCTGTAGCTGCCGGAATAGACAACGGGATCCAGTATGGCCTGATCATCGGAATCCCTATTATTCTTATCATCTTAACATTAATCATCCATGCAAGATTCAAGCAAAAGGATCCATCAAAGTAAAATATGGAAGCTGATGGAACGATATGCGGATGGAAAGCCTATAGAGTTTTCCATCCAGTTCTGCAAGAAGAGTACCGGGGAACTAATCACTTATGAACGTGCTGTACTCACTTCATTTCATAGCAGCGGTAGTACAATCAATGTACTGCAAGCCGGTGAAGCCACACCACGCAAGATCCGACGCTGCCTTATCACCCAGTTTAATCATCTCAAAGTATATTTTTAATATGGAATCAAAGCAACAACCTAACCTAGTTATGAAAGGGTACGAAACCTATGCAGTCCTGAAAGGAGGTGAGAAAGTTATCCAATTCAGCGATAACAGCGACATTGTGACTGACAAGGAGGCATCAGCCGTTGAAGTCGTCCCTAAGGGAAAAAAGGATCCGATCAAGTTCATCCCACGCGGAAGGAATAACGACATGATGTACGACATTATGCGTAAAATCGGCACCAATGTTACCATTGGCAGTAATGTTGAATTTAAGAATAAAGTCGTGTTTGGGGACAGCATCCTCGTCTACAGGAAGAAACGCGACGGAAAAACCCGCAAAATCATCAAAGAGGAAGTGCTTCCGGAAGAAGAACCCGAAATCTTTGAGTTCCTTGAGAACAATAACTTCAACTTCATCCGTGTCGAACTCGCTAATGATCTTGTCATCTTCTACGATGCTTATTTAGAGTACATACTCAGCAATGATCCGAAATCGCCCAAACTCGTACAGATCAAAGCAAAAGAGGCAACCTGCTCACGTATTAGCGAGATTGACGAGAAGACCGGTAAAAGTGAATGGCATGGATATTCAGCGGAATGGAAGAAAGGTACCCCTGAAGATCTTGTCGCCACTCCCCTGCTCGATCGCCAGACTCCTTTGTTGGATCTTAAGAAGAGGATGGGACTTGCTCCTGATGATGAAGGAAACCTCGTCATCGGAAAAGATCGCAGATTCATTCACAATCTGCGTATTTCGACGCCAGGACGCTTTTATTATAGTCGCCCGTACTGGTGGAGCGTATTTGCTTCAGGATGGTATGACTTCTCCTGTGCTATTCCCATCTTCAAGAAATCTCTGATTAAAAATCAGATGGCTCTCAGGTATATCGTATATATCAAGGATACATTTTGGGAGAAGCTATTTGCAGACGAAAAGGTCGTCAAAGATGATGAAAAAACTGCCCGCAGGCAAAAGTTTCTTGATGACATGAACGATTTCCTTGCCGGCGAGGAAAATGCCGGAAAAGGCTTTGTTTCACATTTCAGGTATGACAGAGTAAAAGGCTTCGAGGATAAAGATATCATCATTACTCCTCTTGAATCGTTCTTCAAAGGTGGCGAATATATTGAGGATAGCGAGGAAGTAAGCAACATGATGTGTTATGGAATGGGAGTACATCCTTCCATCATCGGATCCGCACCCGGTAAAGGCAAAAGCATTAATGGAACTGAAGCACGCGAACTGTTCACCATCGAGCAAGCCCTCATGAAGATGTACCAGGACGCAACCCTTGAACCTCTGTACTTTGCCAAGGCAGTCAATCAATGGCCTTCGGACATCTATTTCTCTGTAACCAACTGCCAGCTCACCACCCTTGATCAGGGAACGGGAGCTACAAAAAACACAGGTCTAACTCCAGAAACTGAAGAAAAATGAACGCATTAATTCCCGATATTGAGACCTTAAAGAAGGTAGTCAAGATCAATTCGTCATTGCCTTATGAATCTATTGAACCGTATATTGAGGATGCTCTTGATATCTATGTTAAACCCTATGTAGGGCAATCCGTCATTAAACAAGCTCTGACAGACCAAGGATCTGAGATATATAGCAAATTATTGCGTGCGCTTGGACCGCTGACCTTAATGCTTGCGACGAATGAACTAGGAGTCATGTTCGGGGATACCGGCATCACGGTCAGTAATGTACAAGGACAACGTTCCCCGGCCAGTGATTCAAAAATAGCGGCGGCAAAGGAGAACCTGTGCTTCCGGGGAATGCAAGCTCTTGACCGGCTTATAACCTATCTGGAAGAAAATAAGGAAGATTTTCCGGAATACGTAACAGACCATATTTCCCCTTTCTGCTTTATCCGGAATGCACACGATTTTCAGGATCTTGGCATGGTAGACATCGATTACTCCACCCTGTCTTATCGTATCATGTACCCCACAATCCGTCAGCTTCAGGAACGAAATATTCGTGAAATGATACCGGACAATGTATATGCGGATTTAAGGGAAGCATACTCTAAAGATAAACCGATACCCAAGCAGCAGGTTCTCATTGATCATATCATTCGTTTTCTTGCAAATAAGACGGCAGAGCTCTATACCTCACAAAAGACAACCGAGCAACGTGTCGCCAGCAAAGCAATAGAATATTCACCTGCCATCCGCCCGATTTATCAGGATCCGGACGCAAACGGTAATTTCTTTGCTAGTCAGGCAACCTACTATGCCGGGAAAATACACACTTATCTGGCCGAAAATGCAGAAGAACTAGGCATTGAAACAAGATCCCAAGCTATTGACTTTAACTCCAAGAAAAAGAAGCTATTCACTTCAATATCATAATACTATGCATACGATACAAATCAATGACGATACATACACACTTCCTGGAAACTGGGACGAGCTCACCCCGAAGCAGCTCCTATACCTGGTTAAACTCACTAAATCGAATATACCGGTAGAACAAGTTAAGATCTACATGATGCTCTATTGCCTGAAAGCTCACGTATGCCGGCACAAGAAAATTTTCAAAGAATATGTCCGTATCAAAATTGGGCAGGAAAGTGAAACAGTCCGCTTCCGGATCCGCAGCCGTCGGTACCTCCTTCATCCCGAAGAGATCAGCCTGCTCGCTGATCAATTTCACTTCCTGATGCGTGAGGAAGAAAACCGTATCACTTCACAGAGGCTGTATCTCATTAATCCGGAACTGACAGTCAATCCTTACCCGACACTCCGCTTCCGGTGCCGGAAATTCATCGGGCCGGAAGATCAGCTGTTCGATATCACCTTTGAGCAATTCATGTATATGCAAACCTATTTGGATGCGATGCAGCTGGATCCTCAAAAGATCAACCATCTCCTAGCCTGCCTGTGGCATCGTGGAAAAGAATTTGATATCAATCGTCTGGACAATGATGCAGCTATACTGAAACGTCTTCCTGACGACAGGAAGATGATCATGTACTGGTACATTCTTGGAAGCCTCTCCTGCATGAGCGCAGCCTATCCACGAATATTTTCAGGAGAAGGAAAAAATAATGGGCGTATATTCGATGCCCAGCTGCGACTACTTGATTCCCTGTCACATTCTGACATGACCAAGAAGCCGGAGATTCGGAAAGGTTTGTTGCTCGATGCGCTGTACTCGATGGATGAATCCATCAGGCGCAAGGAAGAAACAGAAGAGAACTTGAGGAATAGATAGAAAAGTTTGTTACTAGCAAACTTTTTATTCAATTTTGTTTGTTACTAACAAACTTTTATCTATCTTTGTAGAGTCATAAGAAACGCGGGTGACGTCCGCATAAGTTCTTTTATATTATGGAACAATTGTTCAAGGCTATCCAAGCGATAGCAGAAGCGAATCCCGATGGATTCACGGTTGACCTCACAACCTTAAAAAAGGTCACAAAAGGCATTTCAGTCGCCTATCTCGAAACCCAAGACAGTTTTGGAGAAGAAGGACTGAAAAGAGTTCTTAACCATGCTTTAATGCACGAAAAGAAAGTCGGTGGATGGTTCAACGAAGAAAACGGAATGTTCTACTTCGATTCCATCCGGATTTTCACTAATCTCGAAGAAGCCAAGCAATTCGGACGTGAAAATGGGCAGATCGCTATTTTCGACATTGGGCAAATGAGACTCATCAAATTGTGATCCGGAGGGGCGAAAGCCCCTCCATTACAAAGTATATTGCATTATTAAATACCCGATTATCAAAACGTAAATTGATGAATTATGAAGAATCTTGAATTACTACCTCTCCCTGCCGAGAGTAAAAAGCGGATCGACGAGTTCGCAAGGCAGTATCAGCGCATGGGGCACATCTCTATTGAGGTTGTATCCTATAATGAAGGTCGCTTAATTGTTCGCGCTGAACAAAAAGACCTAGTAAATGACAAATTCCTCTCCAAAAAGGAACTGACTGAACGTATCCGTGACATGTTTAAGGGAGAGATCCCGGACGACTGGAAGCTCACTGTGTCAGCCGTGAACTTCGATCGCAAAGATATCGACGGAATCACGATTGACTGGATCAAAAGACGGATGGAACGCTTAGGATTAAAAAGCAAACATCTGAGCAACTATACAGGCATTGACAAATGCACTGTATCCTCACTCCTGTCCGGAGACAAGGAACTGACCAAATGGCACAAGGTAGCGCTATATTACTTCTTTAAATATTACGAAGTAGCCAACTTCTAATTTTCATTTGTAAGCGGAGCAAAAAACTCCGCTTACTTTTTGCCGAATCTGAAAAAGATTGTACTTTAGCACCTGCCCAATATCGTTATTAAAACATGAATCCCTTACCATAGTGTAACCAGACAGCTGGTTCCGGCTAATAACACCGGTGGGCGCACTATAGTGAGGGATTCGCCATATTACTATGATATATACCAACTTCAATGTAGATTTGTCTTCAGAAGACAGTTCAAGTGATCCTTACTATGGTAGTGGAAGTAGTTCAGATGAATCCGCACCATTACCAGATATTACGAGTGACACTCCGATAGAAACCAATGGTTTGGATACAAGCGACTTAGTCAATAAATAGCAAATGCTATTAAAAAAGAAACGACAGCCATAAAAGAGCCGAATATCAGAAATACAAGAGAGCGTTTAGTATGTTTGACTCTTTTTTTATTCATTTCTTCCTGCTTCGTTATTTTCTCTTGAAGTGCAACTAATTCATCGCTGACAACTTGCTTCTTTTGATCAGTATCTTTATCTTTCCCTTTAAAATAAGCTATATATTGCGGTATAGTGAATTTATCAGGTTCTTTCCCAGGCGCGAAAACAGTATGTGGCTTGATGACGTGATAAATGTAACCGATGGAAATAAATGTAAAAACAACAATAGACAAACATCCGGAAGTCAAAGCATCATCATCATTTACACTCAAATGCGTGAGAATATATCCTATTGCAGCTGTTAAAATGCCAAAATAGATAGCAAACAAAGTATATCCTCTTTCAGTTATAAGAGATTCTACACGGACAAGATCATTATGGCGAACCATAGCCTGTTCATAATACCATTCTATAAGCGATAAATCGATTACTTTTAATTGTTCTGCAGTGAGTCTTTCCATGATCTATATATTTTTTGAGCTAAAATACATTTTTCTTTTGGAGCAACAAAGAAACTTTTGTACTTTAGCCGTTGCCAAATAATTAATGAATAAACATGAATCCCTTTTCATTGTGTAATCCGTAAAATCGGATTAAGGTCTTTATATAACCTTTTGGCGCGCGATGATAAGGGATCCGCCCGTTCAATATGGAACTTAAAGATTTTATCAAATCGACAATTACTCAAATAAAAGAATCGGTAGAAGAGTTGAATGAAGAGTTTGAAGAAGGAAAAGCCATAGTCAATCCTTTATATGCAAAATCTCTCAATCGTAGTATGATTGGACGAACTGGTGCTAACGTTACAGATATAGATTTTGACCTAAGTCTATCTGTCACGGAGACAGATGGCAAAGAAGGTAAAATAGGCATCATGTCAAGTATTATAGGGATGGGAGCTTCTTCTAAAAGTGATAATCAGAATATATCCACCAATCGAATACAGTTCACCATTCCTGTAATGCTTCCCTACAAGAAGCCTTGCGATTGACTTTATCTGTGGCTATATACTCATAATAGCGCAATGCATATAGATAGATGTATATCACTACATGCCTTAGAGCCTTCTATTGTCTCTAAGGCATATTTCAGGCAGCGTTTGCGTAATTTCCGCTCCCTTTTACTTTTGAAGTATCTAAGAATACAGTTCATGGTACAATATTTTGAGCTAAAATACAACATTATTTTAGTACATTCAATTTTATTCCTCTTATCTTTGCACTTGTAACAAATTAAAAACACGTACTATGAATTGTAAACTTGGAAAATTAGAAATCCCGGCTGACCAGCCTTTTCTAAATTGTAAATTAGGTCGAGAAAAGTACGCAGAAGTACTTAAAGCTATTATCACTACATACAAAAAAGGATTTGTCTTAGCTATAGACGGTAAATGGGGAACAGGTAAAACTACATTTGTAGAAATGTGGAAGGCATATCTTGAACTGGACAAATTCCACACATTATACTTTAACGCTTGGGAAAATGACTTCATTTCAGATCCTCTTGTAGGTTTAATTGGCGAACTTACAAAAATAAACTCTTCTAAAAGAACAAAGGATTTAGCATCATCCATGATAAATACGGCGGGAAGAATTGTGCTAAAGGCAGTTCCTGCAATGTTCAAGGGAGTAATTAAGAAACATACAGGTGAAGAAGTAGTTGAGGTTCTTTACGATTGTATCGGAGAAGGATCTTCCATGTTGAAAAAAGAAATAGACAATTATGAAAGGCAAAAAGAAAGTCTACTAAAATTTCGGGAAGATCTCGAAATATTTGTAAATGAAGTTTGCGAAAAAAAACCATTGATATTTATCATAGACGAGCTTGATCGGTGTAACCCACATTATGCCGTAAAGGTACTAGAACGAATAAAACATCTTTTCAACATACCTAATATTATATTTGTCTTATCCATAGATAAGGAACAATTAAGTAACTCCATACGTGGATATTACGGGAGTGACCTAATAAATGCCAATGAATATCTTAAAAGATTTATTGATATTGAATATGCTTTACCTGATCCCGATGTAGAAAAGTTCTGTAGCTATTTATATGATTACTATGGCTTCGAAGCATATGAAAAGGCAAGAGGCACTAAAGAGATGGAAGAATCCATTTTGACTATAGCCAATACTCTTTTTATGCATAAGAATCTATCACTAAGACAAATAGAAAAAATATTTGCTCATATTCGTTTATCTTTGAATATGTATAAACATAACCAAGTCATATATGCTGAATTAATATGTCTATTAACATACCTTCGAATTTGCGAATCCGATTGTTATGTTAAAATAACCCACGAAAGTTATACTATACAAGAACTTACAGATCAATTAGAGAGTATAATTCCAAAACAAATATTACAGATTAAAAAAAAATACGAATCTTCTCCTAGTCGACAATTTCACTTTACCATAGCCTTGCTATTAAGATGTTATACTTTCAAATATGAAAATTCCGATGAGAACGATAAACTCTTAACTAGAGATCCTTCTCAACCAAATCTAGTAATCAATTTTAATGTAAAGACGATCAACAAAGAACTTTTGTCTTCAGCTTTAGAATGGACATCTCAACGTAATATAGCAGTACCTTTACATTATTTTACTCAAAGAATTAATCTACTGGAAAATTTTGCGATCTATAATATAGAATAATCACGTTCTTAATTAATATAATTTTCTCAGTCTATATTAAATCTACAAACAAAAGCAGAGCAAAAAACTCTACTTTTGTTTGTAGATTCCCAAAAAGAATGTACTTTAGCAACTGCCAAAACAAACTAACTCGCGAATTCCTTATGTCGTGCACCCGTAAAATCGGGTGGCTGGGTGGTTCCAGTTGGCACACGACATAAGGAATTCGTTTTTATATATTTATGGAACCATTAGAAACCCATTTTAAAGGTATTATATTAAGTAACCTGTATCGTGATCCTCGCAAAAAACGCATCCAACATGACATCATGGATGAACTACAAACTAAATTATTTCCTGAGCAACTTATTAGCTACCGGAAACAATTAGTCATGGAAGGATTAATCACTGAAGAAGAACCGGACGAAGTACATTCATTAGTTGAAATCACCCCGAAAGGATATGAAGCCATCCAAACTTTTGGAAGCTATCAAGCATATATTGCAGACCAACAAAAAGCTATAAAGTTACAGCGCGAAAGTGAAGTCATGAAATCCAGATATTTAAGGCTAAAGACGATCAGCATTGTAATAACAACACTATTAAGTATTTTATCTTTTATAACAGGAATCCTACTATCAGACCTAGTAAAAGGAATAATAAAATAAAGATTACTTTATAATAAAGAGACACACGAAACTTATAATAGTCATATGAAAGATCTAATAGTTTACGCTTAAGATTATTTATTTCTTGCTCCTGATCCATATCTAACTCTATTTTTGAGCTAAAATACAACATTATTTTAGTACATTCAATTTTATTACCCTTATCTTTGTCCCCTGTAACAAATTAAAACCACACAAATGAAAAAACTTTTTTTATTATCAATGATGCTTTTGTCATTAGCAGCCTGTAAGAAATCTTCGACCGAAATTGCAAGTCTGAAAGACCAAGTATCTTCATTACAACATCAGAATGAACTTTTATCTTCCGAAAATGCAAATCTTAAAAAACAATTGAAGATACTTAAGTCGCCGAAAAACAATAGCGATATACAACAGATAGGAAGATGGTTAGATAATCGTCCTGGAAGTGATAAGCATATTATAACTATATTTAAAAACCTAAAAACCAAAAAGTATTTCATCAAAGATTCATTCGGGGATGGTTCTTCTGATATAGAAGAAGCTCGCCTATTAAACCATAAAGGGCTCAAAAGATATGAAGCTATTAATAACGAACATAATGAATATTGTATAGTGGAAAAAAATGGGGATTTGTCCATGTGGAGTCAAAATGGGAAATTTGCTACATTCTCCAATTACTAATCTTTAATATTAAAACCAATATTATACAATCATGGGAAATCTTATCTTTATTTACGCACTAGTGAACCTCATTTCACTGATTCCAGTAGCTCATGCAGCTGATAAACGAGTAGTAAGCACTGGATGGGCATCCTTAGTTGCTTTAATCTTTAGTCCTCTAATTGGCTTCTTATTTATTTTATGCCACCCAACAAAGACAGAAAAGGAATATCAAGATAGAATGATAAGGATGATGAATGACCTACCGGACAACATCAAGAAAAAACTAAACCCGGAGGAATGATTATTTTTTGAATTTCTTTTTGCACTCTCAAATATAATCCTCATATTTGCAGAGTCAAAACCCATCGTGAGGTATCACGAACGAAGAGCAACGGATAATGCTCAATATGAAATTGGGCTATTTTTATGCCCATAAGTTTGCTATTGGCACTATGCTATTAGTAAACTCACATACAAAATAGTCGAAGTTTATTTATAAACAAATACGGCTGCCTTTCCTATTACTTTAGTCTCAGTCTCTTCGGAGTGAACTACGGTGGGTTTTTGACGAAACGGGAAAGTGCAGCCGTTCTTGTACTTCCGCTAGTCGAGCGGATTCTCGACTAAAACGTCAAAAACCCATCGTATGAAACACAAAAAACAAAGCGACAACGGACGCTACATATCCGTAGAGAAGCTTCAAAGAGCTCTTTCCAATATCTGCTTAGAAGTAGCAGAAGGCAATGAACAACTCCGAGTGAACAAATCACACAGAGGTATTGTAATCTACGCCAATGGAGGTACAGTTAATATCACTTTTAACGGAAAAGGAGATCAGCCATGATAAAATACATAGAAAAAATCATACCATCTCAATGTCGTGTTATTAATAATGAGACAGGCTACATCCACTTAGAAGGCGAATCAATGATTCTCAGACCGGATGGCAGCTATGCCGGAACCGTAACCACGACTATCGGATCTATCAGAGAGAATCATATCGATACCGTTATTGAGATGCTTACCAACTACAAAAAGAAAATAGCATCACCTCAAAGAGAACAAACTATTGGCAAAATAATCACGTTCGATTTTAGGAATAAGTTCAAAAAAGGAGGTCGTCTATGAGCCGTCGCCATCGCCGAGCTAAGCGTGCCCGTATGCAAGCCATATTGAACTTAGTATCCGTATATTATGTTTTCAACCAATTCAAATTCCAGGTGTTATGAATAGACATGAAGCCTTGCAATTATCCGGATTAATCCGTACCTTGTTACCCAATAATAATAAAGACTTAGATCCATGATAGCATTTATCATCATAGTAACCGGAATAATAGCCTTGACTCTAGCATTCACTGCAGGACGCAAGAAAAATATTACGGTATATAATCGGGACTATAATGGTCATAAAAGTGCCTCAGATGAATTACCTGAACGATATCGAATGAGTAAAGGGCTTTTCATAGCCCTGTTATTACTACTTCTAGTCTATTTACTAGCAAAGTAACTGTCCTTTATAGCCCGCCCACAGCGGGCTATTTTTGTCTCCATAACCAAAACATTGCAAAGTTATGGAACAATATTCTCATTATGAATATGGCGAGCTTCTAGCCAATAAGCTCAAACCGATTTCCCACACCCCGGAACATCCTCACTTCTTCACCGCCTTTGGGCTTGAAGATTTATTCGGATTTGAGGATAAGCTCTCAAATGTGACAGGAATGGTCCTTATCGCTGTTGATGGTATGGAATCCGAATCATCCGACAACAATGGAGATGGATTGACTGACCGTAATGAATATTCATTCATCGTTGCACGCAACACAAATTCGTCACGTCCGGAAACAATCAATCAAGCCGCATTAGACTGTAAAGTCATTGCCAAGCAAATCCGTAACCGCCTCTTTCACGATCCAACTCTGAAATACTCCATTAGCCGAACGACACGTATCAACGGAATAGGACCTATAGGTGACAACTTCTATGGAGTGGTACTTACCTTCTCCCTGCGGGAACCTGAAGATTTTTTTATCAACTCTGATTTTTGGGAGGACTAATCTATGGGATTCTATAAAAATTATCGGGATATGCGTTCCGATGTCAGACGTTATAATGCCGCTGTTCGCCGCGCCAACAATCTGGCAGGCAAAGGCTCGTCACAGCTCATACACATAGAAACCGTATCCGAAATAGAACGATATACGATGGCTAAAGACGCTGACCGGCTAGTCGCATTCAATAAAGACGTACAGAAATGGATGAACTCTGTCGCTGCCCAACTACGTGCATCAATTTCATCTCACAGCATGCGTGTGGCCACCGATTTGAGACCTAGAATGTATACTGACAAATATGGACTCATCAACAAACTCGGTTTTTCTTTTCCCCGTCATGGCATCTACATCCACAAAGGAGCCGGAAAAGGGTATGGAGGAACAACTGGATCCAAGTGGACGAAACTGAAACGAATCGGCGGGATCGAGGTAAGTACCGGGATTGTCCGGCATACCAATCCTGAATCATTGAATGGCAGCCAGGGTACAGGAAACCGCAAAGCATACGAATGGTTCGATCCCATTGTCCGTAATCGAATCCCCGAACTAGAAACAATCATTACCAACTATTTCGATTCAATGATCATTGATGCCACACGCATCTATATCAACAAATAATCTATGAGCAACGATCTTAACCGTAGTATTAAAATCTACATTGATGGCACGGAAGCCGCATTAGGAGTCAAGCAAGTCGAAACTGCTATCCAAAAATTGGAAAACAAGTTAGCCTCTCTCAATAAATCCGAAGCTAACTACAACACCCAATCAAGAAAACTTCAGCAGGAAATTAATAAGAAAACGACGACTCTTGAAAAGTACAAACAAAGTATCAGAGAAACAGAACGTATTCTGAGCAATCTTTCCGGAGCAACCTATAACGAACTGATCTCTGTACAGTCCAAGGTTCGTAAGCAGCTCCGGGATGCAATACCTGGTACACAACAGCACTCAGTAGCCTTAGAACAGAATCGACGGGTAACCGAAGCTCTCACTCGTGCTCAAGCAGCAATGCGCGTTGAAGTGGGATGCCAGGGAACCGTTTGGGGGCAGGCCGCTAACTTCGTCAATAAATATATGGCCCTTATCGGTGGAGTTGTCGCCTCTGTTACAGGATTATCTATGACTATACGACGTTCCGTTGATGACTATGCGCAAATCTCCGAGGCTATGGCTGGAGTAAAAAAATACACTGGGATGACAGATGAAGCGGTGAAGGATCTGAATGAAGATCTCAAAAAGATAGATACCCGGACTCCACGCGAACGATTGAACGAGCTGGCACAAGATGCAGGTCGCCTCGGTATACAAGGAAAGCAGGATATTCTTGACTTCGTAGATGCTGCCGATAAAATCAATGTTGCATTGGGTGAGGATCTAGGAGAAGATGCAGTTAAGAATATTGGTAAACTAGCACAAATGTTTGGTGAAGATAAAACACTAGGATTACGCGGTGCTATGCTCGCCACAGGGAGTGCCATCAATGAAGTAGTTCAGAATAGCAGTGCCGCAGAATCATACCTTGTAGACTTTACTGCACGTGTATCCGGAACTGGAAAACAAGCCGGAATTTCACAAACACAAATCATGGGATTCGCCTCTGTGCTTGATCAAGATATGCAGCAAGTAGAAATGGCTTCCACTGCTCTGCAGACTGTCATCATGAAAGTATACCAGGAACCAGCCAAATTCGCTAAAATGGCAGGGAAAGATGTTAAGGATTTTACAAAATTACTTAAGGAAGATGCCAATGAAGCCCTCCTACAGCTATTAGAAAACTTAGGAAGTAAAGGCGGTCTACAGCAACTAGCACCTTTATTTAAAGACATGAAACTTGATGGTGTACGCGCTGCCGGAGTCTTAAATACTTTAGCTGCCAATACCGCTAGCATCCGAGAAGAGCAAGAACGGGCTACTACCGCATATAAAGAAGGTACATCGGTTATCAACGAATTTAATGTGCAGAACAATACAGTACAAGCGCGTCTCGACAAAGCTAAAAATGGTTTTAAAGAAGTGTCTTATCAATTAGGAGAGAAGATGCTTCCCCTCATGTCTAATGCCATTACCGCTACCAGTTTTTTCGTACGGGCACTCAATTCTTTAATTGAATTCATTGCACGATATTCACATATATTGATACCATTAACAGCTACAATAGCAACCTATGTTCTCATCTGTAAAGCTCAGATCATAGAAGAAAAGCTCAAAGTGTTTTGGAATCAGAAAGTAATAGCTACACTCAAAGAAATGTATGCTGTCATGTTGCGCAACCCATACCTGGCAGTCGCGGCTGTCATTGTTACTCTTATTTCTGCATTAAGCAATATGAATAAGGAAATGACAGAATCGGAACGTATTGAGAAAAGCCTAACAGAGATTCGAAATAATTCAAAAAGCAACATACAGGACGAACGTAATGAGGTTGAGCATCTCTTATCTGTTGCACGTAACGAGAACTTGAGCAAAGCTGAACGAGAAGCAGCTATCCGCAGGCTAAACGAGATTTCTCCCGAATACCTTGGCAATTTATCTTTGGAAACTATAAATACGGAGCAGGCTACTGCTGCTGTAAATTCATACGTTGACAGTCTTCTTGTTCTAGAGGAAATAAAACAAACTCAAAAGAAAATTAGTGAACTGAGAGATAGAAAGGATGATCTCGGTAAAAACGGACCTGACAACGGCTTTTGGTCTGATGTAGAAGCAGGAGCTGCCAATATGCTAAATGGTTTCAAAACATCATTGGGACTTACCACTGACGCTTGGGCTGATAATGTACTCAATGAATATATAAACAAAGGAACAAATAAACTGCGTTCATTAGATCGAGAAATCCAAACATTAAACCAACATATAGAGGAATCCAGAGAAAAACTCATCAAGATCGAATCAGAGAAACCTCAGCCTGTAAAAAACAATTCTACCACAAAAGAGGACGATGATGATGAAAAAGCGCTTAAAAAACGACTCGAACGAGAAAAAATACTATATACCCAAAAACAAGCCTTCTTAAAAGCAATGTACCTAGAAGGAGGAGATGAAACCCTTCAGACAGAAAAGCAACTTAACAAAGAATTAGAATGTCTTCAAATGGAACACTTAGAGAATTCTTTGAAAATAGCCGGTACAAAATCTAAAGAAGGCATTGAGATCCAAAATCAGATCAATGATCTGAAGCTGAAGATGCAAAAAGAACATACCCAAGAGCTGATTGATCAAGAAAAAATAGACTATGAACGTCAGCAACAGGAATTAAAGGAGTTATATGCTTCCGGGAAGGATGAGAATCTTAATTCCGAGGCTGCATACAATGATGCGATGGAACAGCTCACCGTCATGCATCTGGAACGTATGCTTTCTCTTGCAGGACTAAATGCAGAACAACGGAAGCAAGTAGAGAAGCAGCTGCTGGATTATAAGGTAAAATGCATACAAAAAGATCAAAAGGCCAATGAGCAAAATTCAAAAAACAAACTTAAAACAGACAAGCAGGAATTTGAAGAAAGACTCCGTATCTATCAACAATATGGAGAAGAATTTGGTAATGCTCTAGGGAACATCATTTCCGGGCAGGAAAATGCTATGCAAGGATTCGCAGATACGATGATTGACATTATGTTTGATGTTATAGCCCAAATCATTAATGCCGAACTTGTAAACCTAGGTATAATAGGAACTGCAGAAGCAGCAAAAGCAACAGCTAAAGAGATTGGTTCCAAGGGCTTTTGGGGAATAGCGAGTGGAGCTATACTTGCGGGTCTTATTACGGCAGGTATCGCCACAGCCAAATCTACACTGAAAGGCTTTATCGGGAAAAGAAGAGATAGTGGAAGTTCCTCCACAGAAAGTACTCCCCAGGCTGAATATAAAATAAACCAAAGAGCAGCCGGGAAGTATGACGTAATCGGAGCTGAAGACGGACGCAGCTATCACGATATCTCCTATATAGGGGAAGCCCCTACAGGCATCGTCAAACGTACTTCACTTATATCAGAAAACGGATCAGAGTTAATTATCAATTCTGAAGATCTGTCCCGGCTCCAAAAACATATCAACTATCCTGTAGTACTTCAAGCAATCAATGATGCAAGATCCGGAAGGGTGCCACAATATGCAGAAGGAAATTACGACTCCATCAGCCACTCTACAGACTCACCCACTCCGCCAAGTCCCAATAACAACCTTGAGGCCAAACTAGAGAAAGTAATGGATAAGATGGATCAAGTGATGGACAAACTAGGCAAGCCTTCGAAAAACTACGTTCTCTTATCCGATATCAATGATGCGGAAGAGATCAAACTAAAATCGGAAAAACCTTTCACAAGAGGAGATCAATAATATGGCACTAATCATCAAAACACCTAAAGGGATATACGATACTCCTACAGACTTCGAAATGGAAGTTGAAATCACCTCCCCTATTTATACAGATAAAGGGAGTCAGACCATAGCTGCTACGTTACCGGGAACGAAGCATAACCTTTCCATAGTTGATCATATCAATCGCTTAGATATAGCTAATGCACCGGCTAAAGACGTCCAGGCTGTTATTGCAGATGGAATATACCGTCGCATAGGCAAGCAGAATATAACATCAGCATCGGTAGAATCAGGGATTGTCAGCAACATCGGATTTGACGAAAGCCTAATGTATGAAGCCTGGAACAATATATCATTAAAAAAGTTACCCGGATTACCCATATATAAACCATCAGGTGGCATTACTGCTTTAACAGAACATCTTAATAATGTTATGAAATATAATCTTCCAGCCGACTATTATGTTTTCCCCATACAAGTAAAGAATGACTCAGCAGACGATGTCGCTTACCCGGAATTCATAAATCCGATTCAAAAAATAGGTAATGCGTATGAACTGAAGAAAAATGCACGTACAGAGAAAATGGTTATATCAGGCAGTGTCGCAGATGTCAAGTTACCCGCAGGATATGGTATTTCTCCTTTTATCCGTGTTTCAAAAATCCTACAATTAATATTTTCAGCATATGGTTTTGAACTCATAGAGAATCCATTCGAGAGAGACTACCAGCTCAAAAAAATGGTAGTACTTAATAATGTAGCAGATGCCACAGTCGCAGGTCAAATAAACTATAAAGACCTAATGCCGGACTGCACGATTAACGATTTTCTAGAAGCAATATTCTGCCGAACTGGTGCCAGGATCTTCGTGAATGGGGATAATAGAACAGCAAGAATCAAATTACTGAAAGACACGTTCTCCAGCTCCCCATTTGCAGACTGGTCACAACTGAAAGCTGCAGATCCTGTACCCAATTACGAACAGCCCAAGCAAATAAGATTATCTGCCAGCACTTCATTTGACGAAGCTTATACGGATGCGGAATCTTTCGAAGAATTCCTTGATAAATATAAAGGAATCATCACAGAAGTAGAGAACACACCTCTTGAGTATGTTCCCGATAACACATATATTTGTTATCAGGCATCTACCGGACGATTCTACAAGCGTAACATAGCTTCCCAAAACGTTTCTCTCTTATCCAGTGACTTCTTTGCTTGGGATAAGAAAACGGCCAACGTTGAATACGAAGAAATATCCAGTTCAGATGAATGCCTACCAATGACGTTCTGTAACAATTTACTAGTTCCGCAATACATGGCCGGAACAGTGAATCTCAATACAACACTCCGGGGAGCTAAAGTCAATGAACAAAAAACAGATACTCCGCTTTGCTTCTGTTTTGCGATGGGAATGGCTACTGATGAAAAGAATGTTCCTTTAGGATATTACTATGGTAGTTCACTCTGCCGCACCCCTGCAGGTAATTATTTCCGTGATAACGACGGGAACACTTTCAAATATTCACTGGTCTTTCGTGGAGAGGACGGAGCTTTCAATCAATTCTTTAAAGAATGGGATGCCATCTTAAGACATGCAAACCATACTCTAAAAAGTAAAATCAATCTTGATCGGATAGCACTAACTCAGATAGATACCAGCCGGCCAATCTTATTGTCTGGTCAGAAACTGATGATTGAGAGTGCCAAGCACACAGTACCCTATCAAGTGAACAAACCTGCAGAAGTGAACCTTCGTACCACAAAACTTTTAAAACCATTTGATCTTGAGCAAGAACAAGGTATTGTAAAAATGATACCCCAAACGACTAAATGGGTAATTGTCTCCTACGCAGATAATGCCTTCGCCGCAACTGCAGCACAAGTAAAGAGTCAACTTGAAAAAAGATATGATCTCAGAGGATTTAATGTCTTAGACAGAAAGATACTAACCCAACCTTCCGGAGATGATTTCAGTTCGTATCTGCCTCCAACTAAAGAAGAAGTACTAGGAAAAAAGGAAATACTGGATACTTATGACGCTGAATTACAGTACTGGTTCTCGTTTTATGTGGATAATCCTGAAGGTGCAAATACTGATTCGATAGATTCAATCAGACTTCAATATGAAGCCGGGATCAAAGCAGTCACTATGTAATCTTGTCCTTTATACAGCAATTAAAAACAAACACATTTGCATATGGAAAAAAAGGAAACAATACAATCAGCTCCTGAAATAAAGAATGTCTCCGGAGTATTTCTGAAGTTTCAGTCTCTACCAGGCAATGGAGACAAAACAATGGAAGACTTTTATTCATTGATGTCATCTCCCTGCATTGAACGAACTTCTCTCCTGGCCGACCTGAATTTTGTAGTAGTGACCTCAGAGAACATTGTAAGAACACAGTTTGAATTATGAGTTTAACAGCAGCAATTTCACCCCGCACGATGGCTTTATCAGGGAATCCGGTAAAGTTGGAAATCACTTCTTCATCCCCTGTCAATTACGTTATCCGAAATCAAAGTAATGTCATTTTCGAAGGATCCGGAGAAACTGGAAATTTCTTTGTTTTTATCGATGAGATCTTATCAGCTATTTTATCTCCAACCCACTATACGGGTGAAGAAACCGATATCATCCTATCAACATCGAGCAATCTCAAAGAATACACAATCGAAGTCAATAATCAGACAGGTGACCGACAAACCTTGCAACATAAAGTATTACTCGGTGGGATCAGCAAAAGAGCTATGAGGCATCTGAATCAGACAGGCAGCAACATTTTTACTATGAAGCTATTGAATGCTGCCGGTAACTTCTTTATGTCTACACGGACAGAACAAAGGGTCCTGTCTATCCGCGAAACAGAAATACGGCCATTATTATTCATTGCTCCAGTAACGACTTTTACGGTTAAAGTAGCAGAAGGTATTTCTACTGTTATTTCGGGTCTGACAGTCGGGGCCTGTTATGCTCTTAACCTTGAAGCCTTAAGAAAATATTTTTTCAGCAAGAATAATATGCTTGCCAGTCAATTTGAAATCATCACAGTAGAAGGCAAGGCAGTCACCATCGTCATTTCTCCTGCTAACATAGAGAAGGAACGATACTATATCGAATTTTTAAACAGTTATGGAGCGTATGAATGCATAGAAGTTACCGGGAAGCCCACTCTAGATCAAGACAAAGGAGAAGATGAAGTGTATGGGAAATATGATGAAGAAGTAAATGACTATACTGAAAGCAGGGAGAGAGTAAACACTGTAGACAATCTGCATGTACAGACTGGTTTCAAGACAGAAAAGGAACTGATGTTTATTCTTGATATGCTCTCTAGTGATGAGATCTATCTTATAGGATACGGAAACAGAGGAATCAAAGTCAATGCTTCTGCTGATAGTTTAGCAATAGCAAAGAATATGAATACGCCTCAAAGTCTATCCATTACACTTAGATTCTGCGATTCGGAGAAACATTTTACTCAGGAATTAAATAGCAATGATTTCAATAATCCGAGAATTCATACAGATGTTTTCAGTAAACAATTCAATTAAGGATGAGTACAACACAAGATATTGTAGACTCTCTGATTGATCACATAGACAAGGCCATCACCAAAGGCAGTGTAACCAACCAGCAAGTAGCCGGTGTCTTGGACTTTTTGAACGAAAGGTACAAGACACTGGCTAAAGCCGGTGGAAGCTTGTCCAAAGATATTCGCGTCACCTCGCCCAAGACAGGGAATATAAACCCTGGGGACATACTCAAGGAAGGAACAACATACGAAAGTATCTTCAGGACGATGCTCACCAGTGTAGAGTCTGCATCTTTAACAGGTAAACTTTCAACGTCCAACGACGTTGAGTTTGGGACAGCCAAAGGACAGCTAACCTACACAGCCAACAGACACGGTAACGGCCCCATGAGTAAAGCCTTTTATGATTATATCGAAGAGAATAAACTAGAGTTTTCTGCAGAAGTTAATGGGGAACAGAAGGCAATAAGGCAATTGACAGGCTACTATACAATGGAGGAGACTTACGCTGCAACCGTCGTCTACGACGCTAGCCCTGATGGAGTATTACCGCAAATTACATTAAATAATAAGATCAGTGTGAACGTTCGACGTAAATGGTTTGCCGGTGTATGCAATACTGTGCCTCAAACATCAGATGCAGTACGGGCACTCAGTTCAAACGGACTGTATACCGGTCCCGGTACCTATAAATTTCCGATTGGTACATGGTCTATGTTTGCAGTATGTATCCCTGCAGACATGATCACCGAGCTTACCCTAACCAGTTATCCTGGCAACTTCATCGAAAATGGAACTGAAGGTCCGATTAAAATTATGGTAGAAGGGGCCAACGGTAGTAAAGCTATTGAATATAAAATGTGGATTGCAGAAGCTACAATGCCTAACGATCCGGATACATTCACTTTTAAAACAGCCTGAGTATGGAAGACCAAGTTGAAATTGTAGAATATCTATCTGAAATAAAAAACGTATCACCACGTTCTAGCCTTGTCATCGCAGGAGCTAGTTTCTATCTTCAATACAAGCGCACCAGGAGTCTCCCTATCGACTCTACATCGACCTGGAACTCTTTAGAAAAAGCAACTCGATATGCGCAAAATATCGACACTGTAGCTTATGCCCCTTATGACGGACAAATGATTACTGTAAAAGAGAATGGGAAAACAAATGTTTATATCCTTGTTCTTGACGAATCACTTCCATTGGCAGACAAGCGCGTACACTGCAAACTTGAGCCTGTCGCATCTCAATCATTCGGTGATGATCGTTATGCACGTAAAGACATCAAAGATACTTTCAAGAAAGGCTTTACTTCCAAAGAGGGCTGCGACATCGAAGGTGGGCTAAATGTCGGTAAAATGACCCGGCTGTCCGGTGGTGTCGTCGTGATGGCCGACACCGATTATGGAGTTACTGAATCAGAAAAAGAAAATCCCGAAAATAGTAATGTTATGGCAATAGGATTAACAGAAGTTCCTAAAAACAGCGGATTCGGTTCTACCTCACTGGGTGAGATGGACAACACGGATGAATCATTCGATCTAGTTCCGGACGGAAACTACATGATGCAAAAACGAGCAGGTGTATTCTATCCCGTGAAAGCAGCCGCAGGTGGCGGAGGAACAAAGCTCACGCTTGCCTTTGTCACCCCGTCAAATGCAACGGCCGTTCATGGTAAGGAGACACTGATCAAGTACACATACTCATCTACCTTGTCCGGAGAGGAAACCGGCGAAGGTATCGCAACCTATACTTTGAACAATAAGCAGGTAGCCTCCGAAACAATCAATCAAGGCGAAGTCTCATTCAATATAGGCAAATACCTGATACTCGGTGATAACGTCCTCGTTGTACAAGTTACCGACAGTTACGGAGCTACCCGCAAGCTGACATTCAAGATCAATGCGGTAAGCATTGCCGTAACGTCTACATTCGATGATTCAAAAGCCTATGTGGGAGCGATCTCATTCCCATATACCCCGCTTGGTGCCGTAGAGAAAACCATTCACTTTGTCGTTGATGGTAAAGAAACGGGTACCTACACCACATCTGTATCTAATCGTCAGCAGACATATTCAATCCCGGCACAGGCGCATGGTGCACATACGCTCGACGTTTATGCGACGGCAACGATCAACGATACCGAAGTAGAAAGCGATCGTCTACGCTATGATATTATCAGCATTGTATCCGGAAACAACACACCGGTTATTGCGTCATCCTTCAGGACTGCCGAAGTGGAACAATTCGGCACACTCCTGCTCCCCTACATCGTTTATAATCCTGCTACAACGACAAGTGATATCACCCTGTCAGCTAATGGAATCGTAATTAGTGATCAAACGATAGACCGCACGCGACAAACATGGAGTTACCGGGCAGAAGCTCCCGGAGACCTGGAGCTGAAAATCGCATGCGGACCTGTGAGCAAAACATTCAACCTGACGGTTAGGGAATCAGAGATCGATGTTCGTCCGGAGGAAGCGGATCTCGTTCTCTTCCTCACCTCCGTGAACCGCAGCAACAACGAAGAAGGAAAAAACATCTGGAACTATGGCGAGATCTTCGCTGTACTTACCGCATTCAACTACGCAACGAACGGATGGATCAAGACGGTTGACGGATTCGTAGCTCTTCGCGTTAATGGTGATGCACGTGTAACCATCCCCTACAACTCCTTTGCCAACGACTTCCGTTCAACCGGTAAGACTATTGAATTTGAATTTGAAACAAGAGATGTTACCGACTACGACTCAGTCATCCTCAGCTGCATGAACGGAGGAATCGGACTTGAAGTGACCGCACAGAAAGCCATATTCAGATCCGAACAGACCTCTATCGAAACACAATTCAAAGAGGATGAACGTGTCCGGATCTCCTTCGTGATCGAAAAGAAAGCGGAGAACCGGCTGATCTTCGTCTAC